CTGCAATACCATCTGCTGATACAATACCAACATCTTCAATATCTTTTCCTTGTGCGTCTAAATCACCACCTAATTGTGGGGTTGTATCTTCTACAACTTCAGTAATAACACTATCTGCACTAAATGCTCCTACTTGCCATGAAGAACCATTCCACACTTTAAGTTTGTTATTAGATGTATCAAAAAATAATGCACCTGTTACAAGTGCATCACCATCATTATCTACTGATGGTTCTGAAGATTTAGTTCCTAAATATCTGTCATCAAAACTATCTAATGATGCAGCAGCAGAAGTTGCACTTGAAGCTGCAGCAGTAGCAGAACTTGCACTAGCAGTAGCAGAAGTTGCTGATGCAGTTGCTGATGTAGCAGCTTGTGAAGCTGAAGTTGCGGCAGCCGTACCTGAACCAGCTATATCATCTACATATTTTTTTCTAGCAGCGTCACCATCTGCAGTTGGTGCAGCAAGACCTGTAATCTTGTTATCACCCATAGCAATGTTACCTGACAATGTACCACCACTTAAATTAAGTTTTAGTGCGTCTGCAGTATCTACATAAGTTTTTGTTGTAGCGTCATTTGATGCTGATGGTGCTTTTAATCCACTAACAGTATTAGAATTAGCGTCTATATCGCCTGTCATAGTACCACCTGCAAGTGGTAATTTAGCAGCTATTGAATTTGTTACAGTTGTTGAGAAACTAGCGTCATCACCTAATGCTGCAGCTAATTCATTTAATGTGTTTAATGCTGCTGGTGCGGAGTCAACTAATCCTGATACTTCGGTGTCAACATAGCCTTTTGTAGCTGCATCTGTAGAATTAGAAGGCGTGGCAAGTCCTGTAATTGTTTGTGAGGTTGTACTATCCATATCAAGTGTGCCATTTATGGTCACATTGTTAAATGTTGATGTACCACTTGTTGCTGTAACATTACCATCTATTGCACCGACAAATTTAGTATTGGCTGTTATTGTCGTTCCTGTAATTGCAGCAGGGGTTGTGCCACCTACGACACCATCTACTGTTCCTGTAACATTACCTGTAAGATTACCAGCAAAGTTTGTATTAGCAGTAATAACTGTACCTGTAATAGCTGCAGGAGTATTTGCACCTATAACGCCATCTATATTACCACCACTTACTGTAACTGATGAGCCTAGATTAGCAGTGCTAGAAGCTGATAAGGTTGTAAATGCTCCTGTACTTGCACTAGAGCCACCAATAGGTGTTCCGTCTATTGCACCACCATTAATATCTACTTTAGCTACTACAACTGACCCTGTGCCGCTAGGAGTAAGGTTTAGGTCACCATTAGTATCTAAAGTAACAATAGTGTTACCATCTAGGTGTAAATTGTCTATTTTAAGAGTAGATAATACTTCATTACCAAGATTTAAGTCAGCAAGTTGTGACATTAATTCTCTTATAGCATTGTTAATATTAGATGGTGCTGTACCTTCAGCAATACTAATACTATTTAAGTCAGTATTATTTGCTGCGGTTGCATCAAACTGTGATATTTTTGTTTTTGCCATTATATACTCCTAATTTAATAATCCTGTTTGTTCTCTTGTAACATCTGCAAGTCCACCAGATTTACCTAACAAACTTAATTTGTCTGTAACTATGTCAGCAATTCGTTGACCGCCTTTTGTGTATAAACTTGTTGCACCACCAAGTCCTAACGCAGTTGTTATTGGGTCAGTAAGTGCTGCTGTACCCCCTAAACCTACAATTCCTGTTAAAGACCTTTCTGCTGTGCCACTATCAGGTACAACATTTTTTAAAACATTATGATATTGTTGAGCTTCTTTTTGTAAACCAGCACCACCACTTCCTCGTCTTAAATCTCTTTTTGGTGAAGTTTGTCTTATTCCTGTAATTAATTGACCTGTTGTAAATACACCATCATTTTTAACTGCTGAACTAACTGCGTTTCCAATAGGTAAAAATTGACGAAATGTTAAATTTATTTTTTTTAATTTATCTGCATATTTAGGATTGTTATTTTCCATTAATTTTGTAAGTTCATTTCTTACTTTTTGTAATCGAAAAGCATTTTCTCTTTTTGCAGCGTCTGGGCTTTTCATACCATCACTAATATTACGACTTAATTTGCTTTCTAAATTTTTTAAATTTTGACCTGATATATCTCTTGCGTTTTTTTTAACACTTGATTTGGTTATATTTTGGTTAATTAAATTCGTTGTTGTATTTATAAAATCGTTTGCAACAGTTGGAGATACATTTAAATCATCTCCACCAATATCTTTAATTTTTTTTATTAATGATTGTATGCTAGTTTCATCTAACTTTAACTTTGGTATAATCTCTTTGTAAGAATTTCGAATAAAATCATCAGCTTCTTCAAATGCTTCATGACCAACTTTGTTTTTGTCTAATTTTTTACCAATATTTTTTAAAACTCTATCATAAATATTAACATTCATTTGTTGAAGTACATCTTGTTCACGCTTTCTTATGCTTTCACCTAATATTGGTACTGATTTTAAACTTTCTTCAATTCTCTTTGTAAATCCACCAATTTTTTGACCTATCGTTAAATTTAATTTGTTTTTTATTGCTTGTGCAGCTTTAGTTCCACCTAACCTTTCAAGAGGATATAAAACTAATCCAAATGGTGCTGTTTTTGCACCTGTTTTAGCTTTTTCTAGTATATCTCCTTCTTCTTTACCACTACCATATAAACCAGCTAATCCCATAGCTTGTAAAAATGGTTTTGCTTTTCCTGCAAGTGTTGCCAATTTTGTTCCTCCAACTACTGGAGTTGCAAATCCACCTGTGCCTAGTGTTAATAATATTCCTGATGGAATAGAGCCAATGACCTCATTAGTAATTGATTGCAAAGGAAAATCTTGTTCATAGGCTTTTAATGATGCTCTTATTTCAGGCAACAATTCTTCATAAGTCTTTTTTCCAACCAAAGAACGAATTTTTGCTTCTATTTCATCACCATAACCAAAAAACAAACCTTGACCAACAGCACTACGAGCAAAATCCCTATCTAAAAGTCTATTGTTTTTGTTATCTTTTTGTTGAGATTGTAATTCTAATATTGCAATTTCTTTTTCTTTTTCAAAATTTAATTCTTCTTCTGTCATGTTTTACCTTATTATGATTTTGATGCTTTGTATCTTGCAAATTCGTCAGGTGTCATATTTCTAATATCGTTAGGTGTAACATTATCAAATTCACCTTCACCTGTTGATGTTTGACCTATATTTTTATATGTTTGACTTAAATTTTGCATTTCTTCTATTAAACCCTTTGCTACAGGGTCAGTTATACCACTTTCAGTCATACTTGCTGACATTGATGAAACTACACTATCAAGTTGTAAATTAAATTCATCTAATCTTCTTGTAAATTCTTTTGCACCTAAATTTGGGTCTAATGATACCCATGTTGCTTGTAATAATTCTAATTCTCTTTCAGAAACTTGCCCTAATGCACCTCCATTTGGTGAGGCTTTTTTCATACTAACTAATGTAGAAAAACCTGAATATGATTGTAAAGTTTTTAAACTTTCCCTAATTGACCTTGCATCACTAGGAAAAAATGATGTTGCTCTACTTAATGCACCTACAGCATTTGGATTTCTTTCTATTACTTCACCAATATTTTTTATTGCTAATGAAACAGGTCTTAAACCATTGATAGCTTCCCTACCACCTTGTAATAATTTTTTTAATTGTTCGTCTTTTTTGCCACCTTTTAAGGTAACTTGTTGTGGTGTGCCATCTCTATATACAGTTGCTACTCCATTGGCGTTATCAACATTTACTAATGCTTCATTTGGTCTTGCATAATTAAAAAATTCTACATTTTCTTGTTTTGATGGAGTTACAGGTACATTAGCATTATTTTGTTCTTGTTGACCCATATTAGATTGATTTATTGATGCATTTTGTTGTTGAGATTGATTGTTTCCTCTTTGCATAAATTGACCAAATAATTCTGGGTTATCTTTTGTTTGCATATACTCTGCAAATGTGCCTGTAAAACCTGCTAATCTTGCTTGAAAGTAGTTTTGTTGGTCAGGAGTACCAACAGTTCCCATTCGTTTCCCAAGAATAGTTTTTGCTAAAAAATCTCTTTGTGGGTTTTTTGGGTCTATTCCTAACTCTAAAAAAAATCTATCTGTTTCATTACCTTTGTTTGCTTGTTTGTAAGCCATAATAGGTGCAGCAAGATTTAGTCCTCCTGTTGGCATACCTGTTGGTTTTCCTTGTTGATACGCTGCATTTGCTAAAGCATATAAACCTTGACTTGAAACATTACCTAACAATCCATTAGGATTTCTTTTATTGTTGTTAAATAATCCCATAATAACTCCTATACTAAACCTAAGTCTCTTAATATGCCTACAGTTGTTGCAGCATTTCCTAACATATTTGCACCTTTATTTTCATAAATAGGTGATTGTGTTTGTTGACCACTTCCAGCAGCTGCATTTAAGTTGCCTAAGAAAGTTCCTAGTCTTTGTTGTGGTGCAGCTTGTAGGAAATCAAATCTATTTTTATTTGCATCAATAATTCTTTGTGCTTGTTGTTGTCTATCTAAACCAACAGCAGCAAGTTGTGAATAATCTGTATAGTCTTGATTTGCTAAAGCAGGAACATTAGCTAACATATTATTTTGTCTAGCCCTTTCTGTTTCATAATTTTTATAATAAACATCACTTAGAGCATTTGTAAGGGCGTTTTGATTGTAAGCTGACCCCAACCTACCTGCTTGTGAAAAAGTGCCTTGTACCCTATCTGTAACAGGGTCTATAACTGCTTTTTGTAAGAATGGATTGTTTGAACTTAAAAAATCACCACGCAATGTACTTAGACCAAGATTTTGACCTTGTCTTGTAATAGGACTACCAGATAATGCTCTATTCGTTTGCAAGTTCATAGCCATTTGTTGTTCTGGACTAAAACCTGCAACAGTTTGTTCAGGAAAATAATTAAATCCTGTACCTGTACTATACATTCTTTGTGCTTCATTTCCAGCATATGCAAGTTGTGGCAATACATACGCAGGTGGCAATGTTGTTGATACTTGTGTGCCTACTTGTTCGCTTCCACCTATACTCATTATAAACTCCTTATTGAAATTGTGCCTACTTCTTCATAGGCTCTGTCTTTATCTTTTAATCTTGACCAACCTTTGCGACCCATAATCATTGATTTTTTACAACCAATAGATTTAGCCCAATCACAAATTGGCTTTTCCATTTTTTTTAATTCTTCTAAATTTCCACCACCTAACCAAAATCTTAATGCTTTATACTTAGGATAAGTTACAACTTCAGTTACACACGCTGATTTTTGTCCTGTCCAAAGTTGTGCATTGCCTTTTACTATTGCATCATAAACATCTCGTTCACTATGCGTATCAATACCTCTATCCAATGCTTCTATAATATACTTGCGTGATTTTAACCACGCTTCTTTATCCAATGATGATGTATTCATATTGTCTTGATGTTCCACTACTATTATGTGTAATTGTAAAAGAACCATTTGTTCTTGCTGATACAAACAAACTTGTTAATTCACTTGCAGCGTTACTTGATTTTGGCATAAACAAAACAACGCTGTTTTCACTTGCACGCACATCACTAACAGTTGTAGTGCTAGAGGAGGTTTGCAAGGTAACACTACCGGTTGAATTTAAACCACCATCTATTGTTCTGTTTACTATTTCAGCAACTAATCTAGGGTCACCACCACCTTGAGGTAACTTTCTATATTGATTGTCTGCCATTTATCTTTTACCTGTTGTCTTTGCCTCTAATTCAACACCTTGTATGTATTTCCAAGTGCCTGATACATTTAATCTTACTTTATGATACCTACCTTGATTTGACCTTATATTGCAATATCCATTTGAATTTAATGATGATGTTGAACCAAAATTATCACTATCAACTTGTCTATTTCTTGTAGATACTTGTGCTGATATATCTGGTGTTGTTCCTTGTGCAATTTCTACATAAGGAATAACATTTGTGATAATACTTGTTTTGCCACCACCTGTATCTAAATCAGCTGTTTCTATTAAAGCCTGTTTATTAATACCACTAAAGGTGTGTATCTTTTTGTCTTTAGCACCACCAAAAATAAATTGACCACCTATATAAATAGCACTATCAAGTGAAGCAGGTAATCCATCAATAGAACTACTTATACTATCAAGTTCTTCAAGTGTGTAATTTATTGTCATAAAAGAAGATATAAGTTCACAATCTAGTTCTGCATACGACCATCTATCTAAAGCATAGTTATATATTAATAATCTATCAGGGTTATCATCATTAGAACTACCTGATGTATATGACCACACAACTATTTGTTCTGTAGGGTCAACTGCTGTTGACATTCTTCCTTTGTTTCTAATTGTAAAATCATCAAAGAAAAATCTATTAACTTTTTCTGCACCTATTGGTGTTGATGTTCTACCATCAAATTTATAAAAACCATCATCTGATAGATAAAATACAGTTGAGCCAACATTGGCAACTGAATTAGGATAGTTACAACCAAACCCTGTTTGCACTTTGTCAAATTGAAATATAAGTGGTGTACCACTATAAGTACCTATAACAATACCTTTTTCACACAATATTGTTGCGTATTCACCACCAACAATACCGGTTACATCACCCATATCAAATATATCTTGTATATCAGATTGGTCTGTTCCTGCAGTCCAACCTGTATGAGAGGCTAATGACGACCAATACAATCTATTTGTATATGCTGTGCCACCATATTTTACATTGCCTGTAAATACAAAATCACGAACCACAGCTATATGTTTTGCAGCAGGGCTACCAGATATGTCAGCAAAAGCAGAACTTGTACCATTATCATATACTTGTAATATATTGTTATGTCCTGACGCACCAATAACAAAACCACTAAAATCTATAAACTTCCAAACATCTTCATCATTAAGTGTTGTATAATTACCGGCTTTAGATATGTTTGTTAAATTAGAATTTGATTTAGTAAATTCATATAATTTACTTCCATCACCAGCAAATATTTTAGGGTCACCACTATCATCTTTTGCAGCAAATAATCCTCTTATTCTTCCATCTGCGGCATTACTATATTGTGACAAATCTTGTAAACCTCTATAACCCTTTGCTGCCGGTATTACATTCTTAGCAACTGTTACACCACTAACATTGTCAGGCTGGTCAGGTAACCATTCACCAAATGACATATTCATCATGTCATTTCACCATAAACACTACGCATTTCTAAACTTGCACCATAAGAGCCTTTTTCTTCATCAACTCTAATTTGTTGTAGTGTTAATTGTATTAATTGTTCATATTGTGCTGCTCTTTGTTCATCAAGTAAGTATGTGTAAGCATGAAATAAACTAGCATACAAGTATAGGTCAGGGTATCTTGTTAATACTGTATTAGATGTATTGCTATCACTTAATGATGATATACTTGCTCTATATGTAAGTTCTATATTATAGGCACTATCAGGTATAGGTGCTAAAAATAAATTATCACCAATAACACTATAAACTCTTGGTAATCCTGTACCGGTTGTTGAGTATTCAACTTTTATTTGTAATGGTGTTAGGTATCTTAATGTTACTCTTGGATTATTCATTACCTTAACATTTCTTATAGTTCGTAAATCAGTTGGTAAAGAAATATAAGCATTATCAGGTGTTGCTGTTAATGTTGTTCTATTTTCTTGTGACCTTGTTTCTAGTTCACGAGATATGCGACTTTCAGCTAAATCAATAAATGTATCAATTTGTGATGTTAAATCATCTCTAGCTAAAAAATCAGCAATAGCTGTTTTAAGTTCTGAATAAGTTGTAATTGCCATTATATATTACCACCACCGGTTCTAAAAAATTTGTTGTCAGGGTCATTTAGCCATCTAGCCCATGCTTTTTTATTATGTTTTGGCTCTCCAAGTTTTTGTGTTAATTCAAAATACAGGTTTGCAGGTATTTCTGCTATTTGCCTCATGTGTTTTTGAGTACCAACCAAGTTATAAGGTTTGTAATCAATATCTAAATCTTTTGCTTTTTTAATAATATCTTTTGTTTCTTGTTCTACTGAAACATGATGTTGACCATCATTACCTCCATGAAAATATGTTGTTTTCTTTTGGTATGGGTCATATCCAATAATTTTTTTTGTCATTACTTTCTCTTGTTTTTTGAGGGCTGCCCTCAAAGACAGCCCCCTTTAGTTAGATTAAGATGTACTTAAATCTGTAACCATTGCGTGTGCTTTTGGTGCAGTAGGAACAAATGTCCATTCTGAAACAATAGCAAACTTAGTGCTGTCACCTGTTGGTGCAACATCTGATACAGAGAATAATCTATTAGGTAATGAACCAACTGAATAATGGTCACTATCTAATAAGAATATTGTATCATTTAGCATTTGTCTGTCTATTGTGACAGATAACTCACCAAAGTCTGTTAGATACATTGACACACTTCCAATAATAGCAATTTCTTTTGGTGCTGAATATTGTAATTGTGCAGTTGCAACTGAACCACCTGATAAGTCACTAAATGCAACTTTGTTAGCAGGTGAAACAACTAGCATATCAGGTTGTCCACCATCATCATACGCTAATTTCATTGCAGCATCTATTTTAGCTAAAGTAAGTGCAGCGTTAGTACCAGCTTTGTCAGAAACATCACTACCATCACCTGATGGTGTTGTAGATGGTGATACAAGGTTTACATTAGTGATATATGAACTAATCTTACCTGCTTTTCTTGGGTCTGATGCTGAACGAGCCTCATTCTTACATAATGCTTTTTCAATATCTCTGCGTTGTTCTAGTCCTTTAAGAACTTTTACATAAGCTGTTTCTTTATCTCTACCAGCTTTATCAACACTATCTAAAGTGCCTGATACTGATGCAGCTTGAACACTAATTTGGTGATAATTACCAAGTCTAGTTGTTGCTGTTGGGTTGACATAAGAATAGTCAGCACCTTCAGCCACATAGTTGTCATCAGCTGCTGCTGTTAGTTCTTGAACTTGCCATTCGTGAAATACGCCTGATGTAGTTACTTTTTTACCATTAGAAAATATTGGTGTTTCTGCAGGGTCTATACGAGTAATAACATCTGACAAATCTTCTCTTTCACCGATAGCGTTTGCGGTTTTATATGTTGCCATAGTCTTTTCCTTTTAGGTTATTTGGATTTTTGTAAAAGATAATCAACAGCTGAATCCATGCTACCTGTTGACCTTAACTTATTAAAGGCTTTATCAACCTTATTTTTGTTCAAGGAATTTTTTGTAACAAGTTTTTTACCAGATTTTGTCATTTTGGGTGCTTTACGAACTTTTTTCTTAACTAAAGGTTTCTTAGATTGTAGTTCATCAAACAACATTGCTTTTCTTAAAATTAAGATTGCTCTACTATCTGATGCGTTGTTTAACTCTACATCTGAGAATCTTTCTTTTTCAGGCAGATTTTTAGCATATTTAACAATTCTTTGTTTTTCAGTTTCAGCAATTTTTTCGTCTTTCCATTCAGGCAATGCTTTTACAAGATTTTGTTGTTCTTGTGCTAAATGTTTTTGCATTTGAACTTGTTGCTCTGCAAGTTGCCTTTGGTTTAACTCATTTTGTGCTTGTTGAACTCTTTTAAGTTCTTCTTGCTTATCCCTAAATTCTTCCTTTTGCGTCATAAATTCTAATGGGTTTGTTTCTTTTAAATTTTCCCAATACTCTTTACTTGGCTCTTGGCTTAATTCTAATGATAATCTGTTTTGTATTTGTTCTATTCCTTGTTGGAGAGCAGTTCTCTCTTGTGTAAGTTCCAATTGTTGCTGTTCAAATTGTTTTTTTTGATTAGCAAGTTCGGTTGTCTTTCTAGTATAATCAGATTGTCTGCTGTAACCTGCTGCTAATTCGTCAAGGGTAACATCTTGTTCTTCACCATTAATTTTAACAGTGACATATTCTTGTTCCTCGTACTCGTTAACTTCATCTTCGGTTGTAGCTTCTTCTAATTCTTCCGATACATCTTCCTCAACAGCTTCAAGTGCCTCATCTTCTTCAACTTCATAAGGTTCTTCACTTGTTGGTTCTTCTATATCTGTAGTTGCTTCTGTTTCTTCAACTTCTGCTTGTGGTTGTGCCTCTTGATTAGGTTGTGGATTATCTTCTGTTTCCTGCCTGTCAAGTAGTAGGCTTGTGGCTTCTGCCATGTTGATAGGTTCGTTCCCTGTGGGGTTATCGTCTGTCATGTTTTTACTCCTTTAGACTGCGAAATTGCTTGGTCTTAGTTTATTTGTGTTAATTGGTCATTTGCAATCTTACCGGTTGCAACGACATTTTCTATGTGTTGTTTGACTGTTTTAAGAGTTTTCAACATCATAAAAACTGTTTCACGAGGTTTTTGTTGGTCTATAGAACTACTTTCCCATGCCTTATGGTACTCTTGTTCTAAATAATCAAAAGCCTCTTTTAGAATTTCGTTATCAAGTAATGCTTGTGCTTGTTTTCCACGAGCAATTTCTTTTTCAATTTTTTCCATGTTATCCATTTTTTTTTCCTTATTTATTCTTTGTTATAAAAATCTGTAATTTTTACTTCGTTTAAATCAACCTGTGGATTATCTTCTGCGTATCGTATTAACTGTACTAATATATCTTGTTGAGTAGCATCTGAGTCTGCATTTTCTGGTACTAACCCTGCGTCAAGAGCATCAAAAAACAAACCTCCAGTAATACCTGCTGCATCTGCAATTTCTGCATCTCTATTTTCATACAACAAACCACCATATTGTCTTTCATTTAATTCTAAAATTCTATTTTCTGTTTGTGTTTGTAATACTTCAGGTAATACATCTATTTCTTCTGCTGTTAATGATGTATCTGTATTAGCATCAAAATTTTCAAAATCATATTCTGTACCACCTTGAGCTGCTGTTTTAGCTGCAATGCCCTCAATTTTACCAAGAAGTGATGTAATAAATTTATCACCTGACCCTTCACCACTAAAACTTTCTCTGTAAACATCACCGCCAACTTCAGTAGATATATCACCCTCATTAGGGTTGTAATCAAGTCTTTGGTTAAATCCTGTTACATCAGCATTGTCTAAATTAAATGCAAGTCCATCTCTTTGACCATAATTAATTTGTAAATCACCTTTTAAATCAACACCATATTTGCGTTCCATCTCTTGTATATATGGTGCAATACCTTCCATAATTTGAGATGTCATATCAACATTTTCTTGGCTAAATTTCTTACCACCCATACCAAAACTTTGTGGGTCAAATGTATCTAAATCTAATGCTGTATAACCTGTATAGTTAGATGGTTCTTTTTGACCTATACCTAATAAACCTGTTACCAATGCTGCTGCACCTAAATATGGTGAAGCTGCTGCCATACCGCCACCAAATAAACCAAATCCACCCAAACCAGCCGCAGTTCCAAGTGTGTTGCTTATATTAGGGTCATCAACAAAATCAGCAAGTGATAGTAAACCACCAACACCTGATAATGCCTCTCCTACATTAACATTTGTTAAATCTCCCAAATAATTAGCACCACCTGTTCCTGATATTAATTCAGTATTTAAAAAATTTGATAATTTACTTGGAACAATACTATCACCCTCAATCGTAATAGTTCCTGAAGGTGCATCATATTGTGTTCCATAACCTGTATATTTTCTTACTCCTTCTGCAGCTCTACCAGTATCACCTAAATATGTAGTAACCCCACCTTGACCTATAACGCCAATTTTTGGAATATTTTGACCTAAAGTCATTCCCCCCGTTCCATAAAAAACTTGACTGTTACCAGAACCTATAGGTGAACTACTAATTTTACTGCCAATATTAAATGGTTTTAATGATTCAGTTAAAGCTGACACAGCAGCAACATTTCCACCATATTTTACAATATCATTAAATGTAATTTTTGATGATTTACCTTGTTCTTGTGATAAAGTTCCATCTTGAACTAATGAATCAATTATATTTAATGCGTCAGCATTTGTTATACTTTCGTTAATACTTATTTTATTGTTTGATTGTTGTGTTGTTGTTAATGGGTTTAAAGATGATGATAAATTTGAAATTAATCCTGAATTATCTATAGTAATTTTTGTTTTATCTGATGAAGATGTATCTTCATTAGTGTTTGCTAAATTAGAAACTTTATCTAATGTAATTTTAGTATCTGTTGAAGATGTATTATCTTCATCATCACCCCCAACTGAAGTATTAGTATTAACCTCATCTAATGTAATTTTAGTAGTTGGGTTTGTTGTGTTTACATTTGTTGACCCATTTATTGTGCTTGTTGCTCCACCAATTTTAACATCATCAATAGTTGTTGTTATATCATCAGGTTTTACTGCATCATAAATTTCTTTACCTAACAAACCTGCACTTATTAAACTTGTTAAATCTGTAGCACCACCGCCAGTATTTGTACCATAATCAAAAGCACCAGTATAAGGAGCAGGGTTATAAACCATGCCTCTAAATGTATCAGGGCTTACAGCAAAACTACGCTGAAAATCAGACTCTATATTTCCATATTGGTTTAACATTGCGTTTGTTACAGGGTCAAATGGCGTTTGAGCATCAAGAATTGGTCTTTCGTCTAATATACCTTGTTGTGGCACATAATAATTTGGATAACCTTGTACTTCTTGAAAATCTTGCATAAACCCTGAATTATCTGCATAGGTAACAGGCAAAAGACCTTGTATTAAATTTGCATTTTGACCATAACCTGCTTGATTTAAAGCATCTTGTATAGCACCTATATTAACACCACTATTGCCAGAACGAGGTGGATTGGGGTTAGATGAATTTTGCCTATTATAAAAGTCTAACCAGTTGTCAAAATTTAAATCTGCAATAGAACGAGTAGGTGCATTTGGTGTTGTTAATCTAGTAGGTTCTGGCGTAGGAGCTGGCAGTGTTATATTATTATTTATTTTTGCATTAGCCTCAATAGCTGCTCTATCTTGTTGTGCTTTTATAGCTCTAAATTCAGGAGAATTGTTATAAGCATTTTGGTCAAAACTCCCTGCAAGAGAAGTAAGTTTTGAAGATAAATTTGGGTCAGCGTTATATGTACTTGCAAGACCTAGTAAAAGGTCAGTACCAGATTGTCCATGTTGTCCTTTAAAATTTTGAGCTGCGGCAGAACCCACATTATTTAAAAGAAAATCATAAATTTCATTTGCTTCTGCCATTACTCAACTCTCGGTAAATTAGTAGATGGCTTACCGCCAACTTGTTGTTCAAATCCTCTTAACTGTGCTTCATATCTAAGTTCTTCTTTCCTTATTTCCATTTTCATTTGTAATTCTTCACGCTTTAATTGTAATTCAGCATCTTGTTTTTGTTTTTGTAATTGTATGTCAGCTTCCATTTTTTGTTGTTCAAGTTGCATTTTAATTTGTGCTTCACTTGGTTGTGGTGGTTGTTGTGGTTGTGGTGGCATATCTGCAGGATTTTTAAAGAACCTTGAAGCATCTTTAAATCCAGCAAGTCCTGCCAATTCTGCCAATGTATTTCTGTATTGTTCTAAAGAAACTAATGGATTTTCAGCACCTAATTGTAACAATATTTGTTCTTGTTTTTGTGCCATTTGGTTTAAAAATGCTAGTTTTTCGTTTGTTTGACCACTACCTAAACCTACATTAACTGTAATATCATATTCATGTTTCCAATTAGAGGGGTCTATTGGCACAAACTTATTATTTAACCTTATCATTTGGTCTTTTTTGCCATGATGTAAACATAAAGTTAAAATTAATTTAAATAATTGTTTTACTCCTGTTTCTGCAAACACTCTTGCAATCATTTCAATTTTACCTTGTGCAGCACTCATTTGTGCAGCAACCGCAGTAGCCGTTGTGCTTTGTAGTGCATCTGCATCAAGACCCATAGAGGCTTTTGATAATCCTGTTTTTTGTTCTTTTAATTGGTCAAGATATTGTAACAATCCATAAGCATTTTGACCTATCATTTGTGGTTGTAATTGTTGAATAGCATTAGCTTGTCTTACTCGAACAACACCACCTGCCCTAGAATTTAACAAATCATCTATATTAACTTGACCTTCAACAGCAGCAACTCTTGAATTATTTGTAAGATAAATATTATCTAATAATTGACGCATAACTGTAGATTTAACTAATTGTATGTCCATAACAATTTCAGCTAAACTTCTACCAATAAGTCTATGTGGCATTAGTATTGGTGATAGACAAGCAAATGGTACATGGTCAAAAACTTCATTTTCAACTATTTCAGCACCTTGTCCAAGTGCAACAACTCTGCGTAATTCAGCAATACCATCACCATCATAATCAGCTTTTATATAAGCCTCAACAACCAACACATCACGCATAGACACATCACTTGTATCAGTATCACTTCCACTTTCTACATCTTCAAATCTATTTTGCACTTCATCACTAAAATCTAATTCAGTATATCCAGCGTAACTTTCAACAAGTTCTCTATCATAACCCATTTGGATTAGGTCACTAACTTTCATTGTTGTCCTATGTGCAACAAAGTCAGCTTCTTCTAATGATGCTGCTCTTTTTGATACTAAAAATTCTTCCGGTGGAATATTATCAACTTTAATCATACCACCATAAGTTTTTCTTTTTATAACAACATCATGTCTAATGTAATCTTCAACAATAGGAATACCCATCTCATCAATTTCATTAGATTGTAGGTCATTTGAATTTTGTTCTACAATTTCAATACTATCATCTTGTAATAATAATGTAAGTTCGTCATCTGAAAGATTTGTATATGTTTCTTCTTCCATTGTTTCAGTTTCATCATAGTAAACTTTTACAACACCTAATTTTTGTAACAACGCATCTTTGAAAAAGTTATGTAAAACAACAAAACCATTATTTTGACAATTTATAACATAATTTGCGTATGATGTGGCTTGTTCAGCACCTTCAACATCTTCTTCACCACGAGGCATAAACTTAACAAAATCATCAGTTTGGGTAAAAGTACGCATAAGGCTTGGCATGATAAATTCAATAGTGTCAGCAACCTCTGTTGTAACAACTTGAGAACGACCTTCTTGCTCGTTACCATACTTTTCACCCATATAGTAATCCATAGCTTTTATTCTATCTATGCCGTACTCATTATCATAATAGCCATGTGCGTTTTCTATTTCATTACGCAACAAAGCCTGAAATTCTAGCTTGTCCATTAAAAATCCTATTTAGTAGTTTTTTTCTTTGCAGGTTTTTTCTTAGTTTCAACAGGCTTTTTAGTTTCTTTTTTAGCTTGTTTTTCCATTTCTAATACTTGACTTCTTTGCATTGTATTACCCTATAATTATAATTAATAAAAGTATTCCAATAATGCCACCCATTGCAGCATCAATGTAATCCCATGAATGACCCTTGATATACTCAATAATGTCTTGTATTTTTTCCATTGTTTTCTCCTAATTTAACTCTGATATGTCCGGTCTTATATCTACTGTTCTTAGTTTTTCAATAAATTCTTCACTTGAACCACCACTTCTATAAAAAGTATAGGCGGCAGCTGCCAAACAAACTTCTGTTAATAGTTCAAAACTATCAAGATGTTTGTTCATTTTTTCTAGTTCTACAATTAAATGTTCTAATAAAGCATGGGTAACAGGATTATCTGCCTCAAACTCGTGTTCAGGCATAAATACTATATCTTTTATGTTATCCATGAATTGTCCTTATATGATATTGGTTTATTCCAATTATGTTGTGTTCCACGCACACTTGCTACAAATGATTGTTGTGCAAAGGTTAAGCAAAACGCATCTGCTAAGTCACATGAACGCCCACCTAATCTTTTTTTAAACTCATCTTTGGCTTCAACTTTAACCTTACCATTTGATGTAAATTTAAAACGAGGTGCTATAAGTTCCTCAATTAACTTATCATCTTGCACTAAGTAAACATCACGACCCTCAAACCATTCTCTAGCCTTAAACCATAGTTCATCACGCAAACGCATATATTTTTCACGCATACTAGGACTTTCACTTACTTGTATGGGTCTTGCTGGTAAATCTAATTCAGTTAATCTTGAACAAACACCACTACCAATACCAATGCTATCAACCATTATATCAGTTGGTCTATCTTTATAACTGCACATTTCATACTCTTGCACAACCAAACCAACAGTTTCCATAAGGTCTTTACCTTGCCATGATTTTATAGGTTCAGTAACTTCATTGCCACGCCTTTTACATAAAGCAGTTCTATCACTACCAAAAGCCGCAACATCTAAACCCCATACAACCGGTGTATATGGGTCAACTTGTATATCTCTTTGCAAGGCACTATCTACCATATAAAGAGGAATAACAGTATCATCTTCTGCTCTTGGAAACTCACCAAGAACTCTAACCCTATAAACATTCGAGTCATCACCATATTTAAGTGACATATCCTCTATATAGGCATCTGATACTTGTGAACTATCTGAACAAGCAACAGTCATTAATTTCCATCTTTCACGCATAGCTGAAAACGCATTGAAGAAATACCCACTTGTTCTTGTTGGGTTACCGGTCATAACAACTTTTGCATTTGGCGTTGATAAAGAACCTTCACCAACCTCAAATATCATATCATCAACACCACTAGCCTCATCAATAATAAAAAGTAAGTTGTCACTATGAAAACCTTGTAATGCTTCTGGGTTTTCACGCCTTGATACACGAGCAACAGCATAACTATCACTTGCACCTTCAAGGTTGATTTTGTCGTTCTTCATTTCTAATTGATTATAAAATGCTTCTGGTAATTGACGACCCCATTTTTTTACTTCTGCCCACAATACATCAGATAGTTGGTGTGCTGTGTTTGCAGTACATATTACTTTACATGGGTGTCTTGTAAGCAGCCACCATAATATTAACCAAGATAAAACAGCAGTCTTACCAACACCATGTCCTGACTTAACTGCATTTCTAGGATTGTTTTGAACATTGTATAAAAATTCTTTTTGCCACTTTTCAGGCTTAACATTCAACATTGTTTCAACAAACATTACAGGGTCAGATGCTAAATCTTCTATAATTTCTTCTAGTTCTGTAGTTGACATAAAATTCCTTTTTAGGTGTAGATAGGACAAAAATGGATAGTTTTCGAAAAACCTACCTACACCACCTCAAGAGGTAATAATTGTTGTGCTTCCATTTTTTTTTGGTGCTTCTTCTTTTGTTAATTGGGGGAGAGTTGCACAACAAACACCATTTGACCATATTTGGTGATTTGAGAGAGTTTGTCAACACCATATATAGTAATAAAAATATTTAAAAAATTTTTATTTTTTGTATTGACTTATATTGTCAATAGATGTACCTTGTCTATATTGTTAATTAATTATGGAGAAATAAATGAAACACGAAGTTACAATGACTATAAGTATTACAACATCAGTTGATGTAGAGTCTGATGAAAATTGGAGAGATGCTTGTGATTATTTGTTAGAGGATTTTTTGTTCGAGAAATACCCTCTTGATAAATTTAAAGATAATGATGTTTATTTTTCATCTAATATAGGTGGTAAACATTATTTTAAGGGGAAAAAGAAATGAATGATGAATTAGAATATATACTTATAGTGGCTATATCAATAGCCACTTATTTACAATTTATAGGAGTGTAATATGGGAAAAAGACAAATAAAACCAAAAGCCGCAAAAGGCAAAAAATTTTCACATAGACCACAACGAGCAGTAAACTCGATTTGGGTTGAGAAAGATTACTATGATGAAAAACAAAACCGGTGGCGTGGTAATTGGTATGGCTTACCAAGATAATAAATTAAGGGGGTTTTTAACCCCCTTTTTTTATATGTTATATGTCTTTTCTAACCATTTTTGAAACTCTATATCAAATTTATCTAATATATCATACTCATTATCAGTTAAACTTTCAGGTTCATTAATAAATTTTTGATATATTTTAATTCTATCTATATGTAACATTACTTTTGCTCCATACAATGTTTCATTCCATCTTGAGTAATAATAAATTGCATTAAACCATGTTCACTTTCAACACATTCATCTGGAAGTACAAAACCTTTTTCTTGTAAAGAAGTTAATACACCACCAATACTTTGTTTTGACATATAGAAGGTATCAATATTAACCCTATTAGAAATGTCATTAGCATCAATGTAAGCCTCAAGTATATCATCTATATCATCTACTGTAAGTTCTTCTCTTACCACATCATTAGTAGCCCAAAGTGTATAATCAAAAATTTCATTTAGAATTAAATTTTCTTTGTTTGTAAGTTTCATAATATTTTTCATTTTTTTACCTTTTAAATTACAACAACGAAATTGTTATTGTTTATGTTTACTTAACGAATGAAACACAAATTTTGTCGGAAATTTTTTAAAATAATTTTAGTATAGGTAGGGGTATAATTATTATTACTACTAGGGGGCGACACAAAATCAAGGGGGGGTACAAAACGAGAACAAAAGGTGAACAAATGTAGAACACTTATATTATTATATCTATTTAGTCACCATCTATTTCTTTAGGGGTTACATCTATAACATCACCCTTCTTTATGTCCTCCCTTTTATAATTCTTTATGCGTTCCGAGATGGTACTTATGGATTTAACAAGACTATCTGCTTTTATATTTAATTGGCTTTGCTGTGGGAACAGGAACGCAAACTTACTTATATCTCTTATGTCATTAGTTAATGCGTCATTGATTAATTCATGTAATTGTGGCTTGTTTTTGCGGCTGCTCATTTCTTCTAAGGCATAAGAAAAATTCCTTCTTAATATATCGTATGCTCCTTTGCGTTGTTTATTGGTCACACTTCCTTTTGGTCTACCAGCTTTTCTTTTTGTTCCTGTTATGTTCTTGTTTTGTTCTTTTTTTTCCATTTTCACCATCTACTAAGTGTGTACACACCTTTTTACAATAATAAATATCCTAAGTCATTGTTTTATAAATAACACATAATAATTAATTTAGTCAAAATAATATATTAAATTCAATTAATATTAATTAATTCCTAAATAAAATTCACTTAATATATTTAAACATACCTTGAACATATCAAACCCACTTGTAGCCCTTATATTTAAGTTCTTAGCACTATTTTTAACACTTTTATCCCATAACACTACATCATCTACAAACCCTCTTAAATCACTTGGTAATGACTTTCTTGCTTTTTCATACATTTGTCTATGATGTTCCTGATGTTCGTTTGATGTAAGTGATGGAATAGACCCACCACCTAATCGTTCTTTATATTTTGGTATAATAGATGTTTTCTCATGTCCAATGTAATATGATGTGTAGTACATAGTTGCAGCTTGATATTGTTCGTTGTTAATTTCTTTCCTTTGATAATATCTATCGTAAACACTTGAGCCTCTATTTCTTAATCGTTTCTTTCCTGCCTTTATTGTTTCTTCTAATACATATATGTTTTCCGGTTTTCTGATTTGTTCCTTTGTTGGTTTTATATCTTTACCCATTAGACCTCCTTGTTGTGACTAAATACAAACCCCAATTTAGTAAGTGCCTCTATATAGCGTTCATCAGTAAAAATGCGTCTATTACTATGTATCATTGGTGCTAGTGATTTTATAGCTAAATTTACATCATGTGGAAACATAGATTGCCATTTCGATTTTAACTCATCATCATAGTAAAGTGTTTCATTAGGTGGATTAAATCGTGTGCCTTTTGGTAGTTCCCATTTTTCATAGCGTTCACCATATTTATTCATCTTATTAAATCCTTCTACATATTGTATCATTCTATTTATATTAGGCATAAAATCCTCACTCTTACCACCAACATGATGTGTGATTATATAATTCTTAAATGCCCTTAAATAATCATTAAAATCATCAATCTCGTCAAATGGAGGTATCATATCATTCAACACATCAGATACATCTCTTATATATGTTGCAATGTCATTTTCAGTTTTATTGCCAAAACTATAATGTAGTCCAATACCTTCTCCAATTAGTATATCCATTATAGCGTGTTTTCTTGTTTTTGTATCACTATCCATTTTCTTTTATTTTCCTTATAATATTTTGCAACATTGTCGTTTGTTGCGGCTTTGTTGTATTAGTCCGGTCTATCCATTTGTGGAAAAATCTATTTGCATCTTTGTACTTATTAGGGTGTTGCTTTAGGTATTCGTTAGCCTCACTTAATAGTTTGTGATAATCAAGACCTTTTTCCTTAATCTTGTCTAAATGCTTTTGTGTAAGTTTAATCTTTATCATAGTGTCTATTTATTTATTTTATTTATTTTAATTTATTTATTTATTAGGGAACTCATGTAAAAACTCATGCGTTCACTTTTCCTTACTTATTATATCTTGTAATTTACTGTTATGTTGTTGTTTTTTCATGTTATTTCTTGTTTCATTCCATTTCTTTCTTGATATTTTTTTACTCATATTTTGTTCAAAAAACTTAGAAATAAAGGGTGAAATGATAGTTTTTTTGTCAAAACTTATATATTTTTCGTGACTTTCTGTATCTTTTTTTAGTCGTTTTATGTTAATTTTTAAAACTTTCTCAGCATAATCTATAGGAATTGAATTGTTTTCCCTACCCCATTGTTCATGGAATAATACCAATAAATCTTTATAAGAACGAATACCAACCCTTTGTTGTATCAATTCTATCTCACTATTTATGACATTGTAATAAGGTAAATCATTATCCATTTTTTTCTCCCTAAATTATATTAAAATAATTTTAATTGTTTTTGATGTTCCTTTAATCTTTGCATTGCTGCTTCATAATATTCTTTATCAATTTCACAACCTGTTAAATCATATCCTAATTTATCACAGGCAATAGCTATACTTCCAGAACCAAGATGTGTGTCTAATATTTTATCACCTTCTTTTGCATAATTTTCTAATATCCATTGATATAATTTAACAGGTTTTTGAGTTGGGTGAAATCTATCACTATTTTGCGGAGCTATTTCTATCCATTTTGCATTAAGATTAAATGATGACCAAGCATATTCACACATAGCCATAGTAAATTTTTCACTAATAGTTAATTTACGCCAAATCAAAAAATGCCTATTAGGAGGTAAACCAAAATAATTTCCACCCCATATTATTTGATTTTTACTAACCCTAAATAATTCTTTGAAATATTCATTACTTGGTGCAATATCCCATTTAATTATTTGTTTTTCATATTTTGAAGCCCAAGTACCACCTGTTCTGGTTGTTTTATATTTATCAAATATGCCGCCAAATCTATTACCATTTTCTATTTCGGTATCACCTGCTCCACCATAAGGAGGGTCAACTATTGCTAATTCAAAATAATTATCTTCATACTTTGCCATTAAATCCATGCAATCTTCATTAGTTAAGTTAATAGTCATAATATCTCCATAAGCATCTATCCAAAATTATTTGATATAATACAAAAATCTTTTATTTTAAAATGTCTTAGTGTTTCTCTATCTCGATAATCGTTCCTGTAATCTTTTAGTTGTAATCCTAGTTCCGGTCTATGCACTAAGCCTCTTGGATTATAAAACTTGTCAATTAATTCTTCTTTTCTTTTGTTTAAATCAATATAGCCAAGTGTCTTTGATTTTTTCCACCACACAACAAATAAAAAGGGTATATGGCTTTCATCACCATTTTGAATAGCCCACATATATTTCTTGTTAGACATAATCATAGTGTCAAATTGGTTGACATCAATATTACGACATCTTACCTCAACCATT